GCCGGTCGAGGTCAACGTGATGTCGTTGATCGTCAGCTTGTAAATGCCGCTCGTCTGAACCGAAGAAGCCACCGTCAGCACACGAGACGACAAGTTCGTGTAGGCGATCTGCGTCACGTTTGCCAGAATACAGTCAGGCGTCAGGAGCGCCGGGTTCGGCGTTTCCGCGCCTGGAGCGATGTTAGACAATGCCAACTCAAGCGTGTTGGCCCCGAGGTTGTGTGTCCCTTCGGACAGGTGCTCAACGAAACCGTTAAGCTTAGTAAAAGTTGCCATGACGACGATCCTTATCTCAGTTGTGTAAGCCTAAGTGACAGCGTGTTACCATATTAGGTATCTCAAAGCACGCCAAAAGTGGTTTATGCCGGGTCGGGTATGCCCACAGTGACCGACGTTAAAGTAAACGTGTTACCGGAGGTAACGCTCTGTGCGATGCCGAGCGACCCAGCGGCCAGGAGACGGCTGTTTACCGTGTCCACAAGCGCGTAGTGCGTGGCAGTGCCCGTACCAGACACAGCGCCGTCCGTAACAGCGGAGACGACAACCTGGCGACCCCCACCAGTGCGGTCCTGGGGCGCGCCTATTGTCACCGTAGCTGTAGACCCTAGGCTGCTCGTGACTGTTGCGTCTACGAACGAGACCGCCTGCTGCGACGTGATGTGGATTTGGTTGACCTCTGTGTCCAGCACGGTCAGCCCGTTGTCGAAGACTCGGTCATTGAGAATAGCCATGCGTCAACCTCCTAGGCGAAACTTCGATTGCGAACCCGAAGGTTACTGTTCACGAGGTCGGTGCGTTTTGCGTTGTCGGCCTCGCTGTAAAACAGGCCACGATAGTACATGCCGGACTCAGTGTTTGACCACTGCTTGTCGGGGATCATCATCAGAGACGCCAGCGAGCCGTTAGCGATCACCCGCTCATACGTGTCGTAGATGAAGTCTTCTACGCCCGTAGCCCTGGTGGACGGCTTCAGCACAGCGACGCCAGTCAGTTGGTACGCGGCGTCCGGCGTAGGGAACAGCCGTAGCTCAACCCCGTTAACGACGCCATAAGCCAAAGGTACGCCTTCTACGTCTTCTGTCCCGTCATTCTGGTACAGGTCTGGAACCCGTGTCAGGTCTCGGCCAGAAACGGCAATTCGGGCAGTGTTTTCCAAGAGAGCGGAACCCTCGGTGAAGGGCTCATAAACCGCCTGCCCCTGCACTGTAGTCTCACTGATAGCAACGCGCCAAATCTCGGATCGCTTGCAAAACTCTTGCGCGGCCCGGAGGAGGTGTTGGTCGATGACATCTTCCGGACACCCGGGAACGTGGGGTTGTACTTCGCGGTAAAACTCCGACCAGGCTTTAGTCATGGTGCTACTCCCTCGGCATCACTGCGGCGTCGCTAGCCGTTTTCGTCCCCAGCGACGTGGTGAACGCTTGGTAGTACGCTCCGGCGCGACCTTCGTTTGCCGGGTGCTCTGAGTCTTTAGAGTACGCTCGGTACAGAACCCAGTCAATGATGGGCGTCTGGTACGTGTCAGGAAGCAGAATGACCTCGACGCCTAAGTTAGCAGGGTCGAGCTGGCTCTCGGTGAGGGCGTGAGTGCCAGGGATTAGGGTGTACAGAATTTCCAGCTGCGCGGAAGTGGTAGCCGGAGGATACACAAAGAAATCAAGCGGTTGCCGGGGGTCGTAAACGTAGTACTGGAGGTCGTCCGAGGTAGCTTTGTCGTGCCAATCTGGGATTTGGTCGTCGAGCTGGGCACGAGGTGCCAGCCGGATCACCTTTTTGCGCGACGTCGCGGCTACGTTACGGATGACGTCTAGGAGGCGGAGCGCCCCTGGGAATGCTGTGGATATGTTCTGTCGCGTGCCCTCAGAGCACGTGTAGGTGGCGCTTGTGCTGGACGCGTCAGGGCGAGACATAATGATCGCCGTGTACGCTTCATTGATCCAGTTTTGCAGTTCCAGGCGTGGCCAGCGGACGCTGTCGTCGAGGAGAATATCCTCGACGCGCTCAATGATGTCGATAACTCGAACCGTGGCCATAACCTAGTCCTTACTCTTGTGGAGCTTCAGGCTTTTTGGCCGTTGGCTTCGCTTGCTTTGGCGCAGCTTCTAGCTCAGCTGCGAGCGCGAGGCCATTCTCGTTCAAAACCATCTTGTTGTCGATGGCTTTAGCGATAATCATGTTTTCGCCCTCAACGCAGAGGACTGCGCGGTTCGATACCATTACGGCACCAACGGCTTGGATTAACTTATGGGCGTCCATGGTAGTTCCTTTACACAGAGAAAGTGGGAGGCTGTTACGCCTCCCACCCTAATTTAGCTCACTTATGTCGGGTCGCCGACAAGCGCAGTAACGAGCGCTGTGTCTTTGACCACTTTGCGGCCATATACAGACAGACCGCGAACGATGTCGCCGAAGTCAGTTTGGTTACGCAGTGGCTCAGTCTTGCTGATCTGCGCCGCAAAAGCACAAGAGTGCTTCGTACCGGCAACCATCATGCGACGTGGCTTAGCACCAACATCGGCACCGCCGGAAGCAACTGGCGTCAGGCCGGGGACCATCAGCTTGTCAGTTGTGCCCTTTGGCAGCAGGTTGGAGACGTACACGTCGAAACGGTCCAGCATACCGATCTTGCCGGTACGGATGGTCGACGCAGCGTCGCCAGTGAAGTACGCCTGAGCGATGTCAGTTTGCATGAGCAACTGGCGGTCGAATGGCGAAATAATCAACCAGCGGCCTTCTTCAGGGACATTCTGCTCGTCCAGAGCCGCAGACATGCGGAGGATGGTTTGCAGGACGTTTGCAGGAGTTGCTTGGTTGATCGGAACCGCGTCGGAGCCGAGGTTGTACTCGGCGGACAGGGCACCAGCCGTGATGCCAGCGTTAGCTGCATCTGGACCTTCAGTAACGAACCACTGGAAGAAACAATCGTTTTCGATCGCGATCTTCAGCTGCTTGGCCGCGTCGTCAGTGAACATGTTCATCAGGTCCATGTCAGCCTGATGCGCAAGCACATCGTTGACCTGAACGCTGAAATACTTACCCTTGTCGATCTGCATGTCTGCAAAGATCGGCGTTGGCACTTCACTGGTCAGCGTAGAACCGGCACCCGTGTAATCATTGATAGTGATCGACGGTGCGGTGCGGATACGAATGGTATCGCCCTGGTTTTTGATCTCGCCTTCCCAGTCTGTGTTGGCGATTTCGGTCATCATCGTGCTCGCGAAGAACTTCGCGTTCAGCTTGTTAGACCACAGCTGTGGAATGAACGAGCCGGTGTACTCGGGGGAGGTGGTAAACGCACCTGTGGTTGGGAAAACAGCCATATTGGCCTCCTTAGTTGGTCAACGACTGTTACGTGGGCCTACTGGCGCACACGCCCTTCGAGGTAAGCAGTCGTAATTTCTGCTTCAAGTTTAGCCGCATCGTCGATTAGTCCCCGTGAATTGAGGGTTCGGATTTTTGTCCAGACTGCCTCCACCTCGCGGGCGGAGTAGACCTTGGACTCTTTCCCGACACTCGGTGTCACGGCGGAGTTTGCTGTCCGATTTGGCGCGACCTGCTTATCGAGTTCCGCTTGGCGCTCAGAACGTTCCGTATCTGGGTTCGGCGTGTCGGTCGGCAGTGTAGCTTTGAACAACTTAACGTAGTCCGCTACGGCTTCTGCGTCTCCGGCGTCGAACGCGTCTTTGGCACGATCTCGGCGTGGGCCACGGAGCATGGGGTCATACTCATTGAGCCACGCGATCCAACGTTTGTCATTGTCGATCTTGTCGAAGTCAGGGACTAGGTGGATCAGCCGCTGGGAGAAACCCATTTGGCCGATTTGGCTACCTGTCGATGTCACCTGACCCTTCAGTTCTTCAATGATTGCGGCCTGTGCCTGGAGCTGCTCCTGAAATTCTTCAGCAACCTCTCGGGCCACTCGCCGCTGAACGTCTATAAGTTCGTCACCAAACTCTTGTCGATCTGCGTCGGTCACATAACTGACCTTTTCCTTCGGCTTTTCCGGTTCCTTTGGCGCTGGAGCGCTGACTTTTTTGGTCAGGGCCTCAATTTCTTCGCGCAAAGTGTTCACCTGCTGGTGCAGGCGAGGTACCTCGGCATCGTATTTCCCCCGAAGGGTCCGATAACGCTGCTCGAAGTCTTCTGGAACGACTTCCGGCTTTGGATCAGTAGGCTTTGCTTCTGGTTTTTCAGCGGCTTTTTCGGCCTCAACCTTCGGTTTTTCTCCCTCAGTTTCCGTCTTTTCGGTCCCTTTTTCGGCTTTCTTGTCCGTTTTGGGGTCCTTTTCGCGGGCAGAGAGTGTCTTTTCTAGGGCTTCAACTTCATCAAGCTGTGCTTGGACCTGCTTTGGCAACGCCATTTTTATCTCCTCAAAGCACCAACTCTGTTTCGCAGCGCCTATCGTATGCTGCTCCCGTCATGGTGTGCTTCAGTTTCGGTTTACTACCGTGGCCGACTCTTCAGCCGCCCCCAGCAATTCTTCTAACAGCTCTGCGCGTCCCTGCAGGCGGTGGACTTTCACCATATCGCCCTCGTACACGAGTCTGCGTTTAGTCGCCTCACTGTGAGACGACAAAAACTTGAACAACGCCGACATCCCGGGTTCTTTGAGACGTGCAAATGCTTGGCGCACCTGCGGGTCTTCGTTGTTCAAATCTATCATCTCGTAAACTAGCTCCGGTGTTGTAACGTGTCAACGTGTGAAGTGCTTATGCCCCGCCGGGCCGCGCGCTTACGAAATTCGACTCTCGTCCACCTTGGGCAGAACCATCCTCCTGGAGGGCCTTCGCCTTGGTAGCCATATCCATCTGTTTAGCCGCCTGATCCATCTGGGCGTCCTGAACTTGGGCCTGCTGTTGCTGCTGCAATTGCTGCCGCTGCTCCGCCTCCTTGATCGCCATCTGCTCGGCGGTAGGTACCAGTTTATCCACGTTCATGTTCAGGTTGCCCGCCATATCGCGCATCAGCTCGGCAGCGCCGGGTAGCCCGACAACCTGCTGTGCAACAGGGCTTTCCAGAACAAGCCGCAGGAAGTCGTTCTTGCGTACGGCTTCAGCTTCCTTGACGACGAGCGACATCGCGCCCCGCGCAACGACCTGAACGTCACCGATGAGGTCTGGGTCTTGGGCGTAACGCAAGTTGCGCTGGTACTGTCGCTCAAGCATCGGAGTCAGCACATCCTGGTCGATGTTGCCGATGACCTGCTTGATGCTCTTGCCAGCGTTCGAAATCAGCATGGACAGGCCGGACGACGTACGCCCAGCGCCCGGGACGTGCTCACCGGTCATATAACGCGGGATGCCGGACACTTCGTCGGCGATCCCCATGAACCGGTCAAACACACCCATAAGCTCTTGCCCGTTTGAGTTGGGCTGGAAAAACGAAATCGGAGGCGACGTATCGCCATACTCGGACTGCTTGAACTGCCAAATCTTCCACGGGGACATCTGTGAGATGTCCT